TTTAATTAATTCATCCCAAAATCTAGGTGTTAAAGTAATGTTACAACCTGGTGATATGTTAGTGTATCGTGGAAATGAATTAGAGCATTGGAGAGATAAATTAACTTTTGATGATTGTGGTCAAGTATTCTTACATTACAATAATGTTGAAACTAAAGGATCTAAAGAAAATATATACGATCGTAGACCTCATTTAGGACTTCCCGCTTGGTTTAAAAAGTGATATAGAATCCTCTTACTAGAGGAGCTTACCACCAATTCTACCTCAAGCTCCTCTGGTATTTACTGTATTTATAAGTATAATAAGAGGTTATGCCACTACAAAAGATACAATTTAAACCTGGATTTAATAAACAACAAACTGCAACCGGAGCCGAAGGGCAATGGATTGATGGTGATAATATAAGATTTCGTTATGGTGAACCACAAAAAATAGGTGGGTTCCAGCAACTCGTTTCTAGCACCTTAGCAGGACCTGCGAGAGACCAGCATACTTGGACTGCATTAGATGGTAAAAAATATGCAGCAATAGGAACTTCAAAATTATTAGTTATTTATTATGAAGGTTCTTTTTATGATATCACACCACTTGATACACCATTAACAAGTTGTACTTTTACATCAACAACAGGATCATCAACTGTTACAATTACTAAAGCAGCTCATGGATTAGAAGTTGGAGATTATTTAATATTTTCTGCAGCAACAACACCAGGATTACCTACAACAAGTTATACATCAGCAGATTTTACAACAAACGTTTTTGAAGTTAAATCAGTACCAACATCAGGTACTTTTACACTTACTATGCCATCTAATGAAACAGGCACAGGTGTTACAACAGGTGGAACTTTAACAGCAGTTCCTTATATTTCTATTGGACCTACATTTCAAACTCCAGCCTTTGGATTTGGAACTGGATATTGGGGTGGAACAATTCCAACAGCAGTTACAACTACATTAAATGGTGGAATAGATAATATTGTTACAACTATTACAGTTAACTCAGCTTCAGCATTTCCAGCATCTGGTAGAATAGATATTGGTACAGAATTAATTACTTATACAAGTAAAAATGCAACTCAATTTTTAGGTTGTACTCGAGGTGCAAACGGATCAACAGCAGCTTCTCATTCAACAGGGGCAACTGTAACTAATGCAACAAGTTGGGTTGATTGGGGAGAAGAATCAAATACTGCAGGTGTTATATTAGCGCCAGGTTCCTGGTCACTTGATAACTATGGTCAGATTCTAGTTGCAACAGTTAAGAATGGTAAAACATTTACATGGGATCCTTCTGCAATAGCAAGATTAACTGTAAGAGCTGCAGTTGTTGCAAATGCTCCAACAGCTTCAATTTGTTCTGTTGTATCAGATAGAGATAGACATTTATTCTTAATGGGAACAGAAACAACAATTGGAGATCCATCAACACAAGATCCAATGTTTATAAGATTCTCAAATCAAGAAGATATTAATACTTGGAATCCAACAGTAACAAATACTGCAGGTACATTTAGACTAGATACGGGAAACGAGATTAGAGGAGCTATACAGGGTAAAGATTATATCTTTGTATTAACGGATCAGGCTGCTTACGTTATTCAATTTGTTGGTCCTCCATTTACTTTCTCTGTTAGACAGGTGGGTACAAATTGTGGATGTATTGGTCAACATGCAATGGCATTTGCACAGGGTGCTGTATTTTGGATGGGTAATTCTGGTGGATTCTTTGTATATGATGGAACAGTAAAACAATTACCATCACTTGTAGAAGACTTTGTATTTACAGATATTGGTACAGACAATTTAGGAATTAATTATAATGCTGGTGAAATCGTTTATGCATTTACTAATTCATTATATAATGAAGTAGGTTGGTTTTATGCAAAGTCAGGACAAACACAAATAGATAGAAACGTTGTATATAACTATTTAGAAAATACATGGGTTACCGGATCTTTAGCTAGAACAACTTATCAAGACTCTGATACTTTTGATTTACCTTATGCAACTCAATATATTGTAGGTGTTGCACCTACGTTTCCAACTATCAATGGTGTAACAACTACGCCTGGTTCTACTAAATATTGGGAACAAGAAAGTGGATTTAATGAAGTAGATTCAGCAGGTAATAAAACAACTATTGCTGCTTTTATTAGATCTGGAGACTATGATATATCTGAACAAGGTTTAGGTGGAGATGGTCAATTAATTATGCGTGTTAAAAGATTTATACCGGACTTTAAAAACTTAGAAGGTAATGCAAAAATAACTTTATTCTTTAGAGATTATCCTGCAGATGCTAGTTCAACACCTTCTACAACACCACCAACTATTACTGGTCCCTTTACTATTACATCATCTACTGATAAAGTAGATACGCGCGTGCGAGGAAGACAAGTGAGTTTAAAAATTGAAAATGATGCAATAGATCAATCTTGGAGATACGGAACTTTAAGATTAGATATTGAAGCAGGAGGAAGAAGATAATGGCAAAGATAACTGCATATATACCAGAACCATCACCAGAGTATGATGTTTCTAATCAAAGACAAATACTTGAATCTCTTAATACAATTAAAGATCAATTAAACTTTTCTTTTCAAAAAGATTTAAAAGATGAGATGGAAGCATTTAATTGGTTTATATTTAGTGGACCTAAAGATTAATGGCTATCAATTATAAAAATCAAGGTTACGATTTAACTACAACTAATTTAACAACAGTGTTAACTATTAGCACTTCTACTGTTGCTATTATAAAAGAAATAGCAGTAACTAATGATGATAACTCAGCGCACGAAGTAGATTATTTTTTTACCGATGTATCTACATCAACTTCATATAAATTTTATCACACAAATGTGCCAGCAGATTCACACGATAATGCAGTACACAATGCTCTCATATTAGAAGAGGGAGATTTTTTACAATTTCAAGCTGATACTTCAAATGTCATCTCTGGACAAATCTCTTATGCTTTGTTAAGTAGGACTGGAGAAAATGGATAATTTACCTAAGATAGAATGTAAGACAGTAGAAGTAATAAGAAGTAAAAAAACTGGAAAGATATACAATACTATGGAAGATTTTTTAAAAGAAAACACAATTGAAGATTTACAAAAAGATTTATCTATTACTATTTCAAATAAAGGTTTAGAATTATTGCAGAAAGTTATGAGCCAAAAATGAATCCAAGAGGCGGAACAGAGCTACAAATGGAGCTCTTAGAAAGACATGCAGATAAAAAGTTACTAGAACAGGTTCAAATAACTACTTCTGTACCAGAAAAAATACCTCTACATCCAACTAAAGTAAATATACTTTGGCAACAGAATTCATACGATCAAGGCAATTTAGTGCCATGGTTTAAAGATAAAAGTAATCACGATAAATATGATTGGTATGTATTTAACTCTCATTGGAGTTATGAAAAATTTAGAATGATGTTTCATATACCAACACACAGATCTTTAGTAATTAAAAATGCAATAGATAAAATTGAACCTAGAAATTTAAAATATAAAAAAGGTGATCCTATTAAACTAATTTACACTTCAACACCATGGAGAGGTTTGAATGTATTATTAGCTGCAATGCAACTTGTTAAAAATCCATTAGTTCATTTAGATGTATATTCTTCAACACAGGTTTATGGAGATAGATTTAAAGAAGCAAATGATAATCAATTTAAAGGTTTATATGATCAGGCAACACAACTCCCCAATGTAACCTATGTTGGCTATAAACCCAATGAATTTATAAAAGATAATTTAAAAAATTATCATATGTTTGCTTATCCTAATATTTGGGAAGAGACATCTTGTATTGCAGCAATAGAGGCTATGGCTGCAGGATTGTATTGTATTACAACTGACTTTGGTGCACTATTTGAAACTTGTGCAGAATTTGCAGTTTACGTTCCTTATGAAAAAGAATTTAACAAACTAGCAACAACTTTTGCTTCAGTCATTGATGCAGCGGCCGACCAGCTACACGAGACGAGCGTCGAGGATCATTTAAAATTTCAAATAGATTATACAAACAGATTTTATTCATGGGATCTTAGAACAGGTGTATGGAATAGATTCTTACAAGGAGCAATAGATGCAAGACGCAAGTAAACCAATCTGGTTTAAGAAAACAGAAACAGGTAGAGTTGTTGATATATCTGAACCTAAATATAAAATATTTGTAGCAACACCCGTTCATAGTGAGTGTTCTATTCACTACACACAAGCATTATTAAAGTTTCAACAACAATGTATGATGAATAATATCTTAGTATCTTTCTCACTTCTTAAATCATCTTTAGTTACACAAGGTAGAAATTTATGTGTAGCTAAATTTTTAGAAGATCCTATTCAATGTACTCATCTTTTATTTATAGACTCAGACATTGATTTTAAATTTGAAACAATATTAAAGATGTTAAAGTTTGATAAAGAAGTAATAGCAGCACCCTATCCAATGAAACATATACATTGGGAACAGATATGGGAAAGATTACAACAAGGTAAAATTAAAACTAAAGATGAATTAATGAGAGCTGGATTTATCTATCCAATAAAAATGGATAATATAGTAAAACCTGATAGCAAAGAAATTACAATTACTGATGGTGTTATGGAAGTCTCGCACGCGCCCACGGGATGTATGTTAATTAAACGACAAGTATTTGATAAGATGATTAAAGCTTATCCTGGTGATTTTATAGATCAAGCAACGATTATAAATGGAGAAGCTAAAGCTAATCCATATATGTATAATTTTTTTGACACTATACATGAACCAGAAACTAAAAAGTATTATGGTGAAGACTTTGGTTTTTGTAAAAAGTGGACTAAAATAGGTGGAAAATGTTATTGTTATGTAGATGATATTATAACTCACGTTGGTGAATACCAATATAGTGGGAGATTAGTAGATAATTTGGAATTCGTTAAAACCGTTGACGATACTAATAAAAACAAGTAAAGTATACGTTTTCAGGACTTTGTGCCTGCCTATAATAACTTACTAATATGACAATAGCGCGAGCACAAATGAATAGACAATTATATCAACTGGGTGGTTCTATAGAAGAAGCAGAAAGCTTCTACACAAATAATCTAGGTATGGATCCACAAGAAGCAAAATCTGTTTTAAGCAATGCTTTAAATTCTTACAGTGAAAGTATTCAACCACAAAGCATGATGCAAATGGCATCTAATGGTGGAAGAATTGGTTATCAAATGGGTGGTGGTATTGAATCAATGCCTATGAATTTTGGTCAACCTTTACAAGTTCCGCCAATGGGTAATCCTTCTTTTTCACCAATGCAAAGTATGCCTTCTAGTCCAATGTTAAATTATGGACAAACACCTTTAACAATGAATATGGGTGGTATAGCAAGACTTGGTTATCAGATGGGTGGTGAAGCTATGATGCAACCACAAATGGGTGGTGAAATGAGTATGCCACAAATGAACGAGCAACAAGCATTAGAAACAATTATACAATTATTAATAGAACAAGGTGTTGATCCTGAGACAGCTTTAAAATTAGCAGCTCAAATTTTACAAATATTTGCTCAAGGTGGTGAACCTGCTGTTGAAGCATTTGCAAATCAATTAGAACAGCAAGAACAAGCTGAAGCAATGGCTTCAGGTGGTATTGCAGGATATGGTTATAGACAAGGTTATGGATTTGGTGGAATAGGAAAAATTTTTAGTGGAGCTGCTAAAGCAGTTTCAGGAGTTGTTAAAGTAGAAGCGTGTGGAACTTCTTGAGCCATTACACCTTGATAATAATTATCACCATTTATATATTTAAATTTATAAATATTTAACCCAGATGGTGATTTACCAATTAAACTAATATTTTCTTTTGCTCTTACATCACTTAAAAAATTTACAGTAGGTGGATTAAATGATTTATATATACCTGCTAATGTTGCAAGACTTCCTAAACCTGTTTGTAAAGCAGTTGGTGATGGAGCAATTTGTTGTTGAGTTTGTTGAGGATATCCAGAAATAAGTCCCATAACACCAGATCCAAATTGTTGTGCAGTTTGTAATGGTTGATAAGCTTTTTGAAATTCTAATTGTTTTTGAGCTTCTAATTCAGCTTGTCTTTGCGCTTGTTCTGTTTGTCCTAATGCACTAAGTCCTGAAATTTGAGATCCTAATAATCCTTGAGTTTGTCCAGCCAGTCCTAATTGTTGATTATATTGATTAGCTGCTAACGTTTGAGCTTGACCAAATCCTTGTTGTTGTAATTGTGCTTGTAGTAATGCTCTGTTTCTATCACTTTCAGATTGATACTGAGCTCTTTGAACACCTTCACGTCCACCACCATAAGCTCCAGCTCCTATTGCCTGAGCTGCTAATTGTGGTAAACCTTTTTGTGCTTGAATATCAAATTCTCTTAAACTTGTATCAATAACATCTCTTTGATAAGGAGACATAAATTGTTGATATGCAGTAGGTCCTGTTGCAGCTTGTGCAGCTTGTAAAAAAGGTTGATATGCTCCAAGTCCTTGTTGACCTAATTGTTGAGCTTGTGTTTGAAGTGCACTTTGTCCAGCCACAAATTGTGGACCATACATTTTAGAAACATCTAAACCTTTTAAACCACCAACAGCTGATGTTAAATCTTGAGCATATGTTTTACCTAATGCTTCTATGTATTCAGCAGGTAATGATCGTGTTGTTGTTATTTCAGCCATTATGCTCTAGCTCCTTCAAGTTGTTTCATAAGTGCATACATTCTAGCAGCTCCTCGTTTCGCGCTTCCACCACCAGCAGCTTTAACAGCACGTGAAGTAAATACAAATTCGTCTTTTGCAAGCATTGCAGGAACATCATCTACTCGTTCCTTTTTACCATATGGAATATATCCACCAGTTTTTCTTGCATCTAATTCTATTACACCACCTTCAATTTGTCTAGCAGGAGGCACCATTGATCCACCCTTTGCATATCCTATGATACCACCACCTGCACGATACTCAGATGTGTTTTGTGTAACAAATTGTTCTATTTGACCAGGTGTAGCTCCTGGATTTAAATTTGTATAATATTGTCTTAAATAAGGACTAGCTTTTTGTAAACGTTGTGAATATTCATCATCAGTCTCATCATCTCTCTTAGGCCCAGCTAATGATCCTAAACCTAAACCTCCTGCAAGACCTACACCACCAGCAATTGCTAAAGCTGTTCCTGGTTCTTTTTTTGCATAATTTAAAGCGGATGTTCCTAAATTTTTTATTGTTCCAAGCGGATCTTTAGATAAATTTTGTATACCTGTTTT